AAGAGAGAGGGGTCGGGGGCTTCGTCGTGTCGTCAAAAAAACGGTTTACAGAGGCGTTGCGCTGTTGTATGCGTAGGGCGTCGGATTTGGCTTTGTCTCGTGCGCCTGTGGTGCTGTTGCATTTTCGACAAGCGGCCCTCAAATTCTCTAGTTCGTTGCCACCGCCTTTAAATACGGGCACTATGTGGTCGGCTGTATCGGCTGGTTTGCCGCATAGGTAGCAGGGTGGGTTGTCTGCAAGCAGTGTTGAGCGGTTGCGTCGGTATATGGGGTCATTGGTTGTATGTTCTCTTGGCATTACCTGACCTTGCCTAAGTTCTCTAGTGCTTTAATCGGTTCATTGCCCATGGCCCATAGACATGCACCTAAAGACATTGAATAATAGTTTCCGTCGGGTTTAGCAAACTTTAGGTTTGATGGTAATTGCACCATTTTGGCATTTGACAGCCACATGTGGTCTAACCATTTTGACCTGGCGAATGGTGCTAATAGTACGCCATTGCCGTGTTGTATGAATTTGTGTATCCATGGGGTTATTTTGCTGAATGGTGGGTTGCACCATACAAGGCCTTCCCATGGTTGGGCTAATCCATCGTCAGCCATTGTGAATCGTTGTTTTGCTGGTATCCATGGGACTGTTTCGGGGGGTGACGCTACATCTATGTCGAATGTTAGTTGTAGTGCTTCAAATATCCATTTTGGTGTGTACCAATCGTCATTGGTGTATTCAGTTTGTGGCGTTTGAAATAGTGATTGTTGGTTTGTCATTGTCGGGTTCTCCTAGGTCAATTGCTACTAACGCCTTCGCAGGCTCAGTTGTTACCTTATTCCATGACAGGGTTGGGTGGTTTGTGTCCCCCACTATTTAGGGCAATTAGCCCATGGAAGCCTGTCTATTTGTTTTCGGTGGACAACCATAGCCATTTGTGCCGTTTGGAAACGCTGTTCCCCTACATCGGTGTATAGGGGTCTACCCAGGTTCCCCTGTTTACGGCCCGCCACCTACAACCGTGGTACACCCATGCAACTAATGAAATTGTTTGGCGACTATATCAGGCCATTGGTAAAGGTTTGCCAGCCAGGCGTTTTGATATGTCTTCTAAGTCTTTGGGGCGCCATACATACACTTCTTGCCCTGCTTCAATCAGGCAATCATGCCAGGCTTTTTGCATAGCGCTGACACGACCTATATCTGATTTGAGTTCAGCAAATATGACGCCACGGTATTTGTGGGCCAATGTTAGGTCGGGGTATCCTGCATGGCCTTGTAAAGGGGTTTTCCACACACCTGGGCGGATTTCCACAGCCCTTGTGTGCATAACTAGCCAGCCGTGCAGTTTGGCAAGCATGATGACCTGTGATTGAAAATATGATTCTTTCATGGTTTGCTTTCGGCGTATTCGACTACTTCTTGTAGTTGCCACATCGGATATAAGGATTTTCTAGACAATCCGTAGCAATTGGTGTCTTTGTATAGCAATGTGCCAACGCTTCGTACTTGGTAGGCGGTTGACCAGCCTGCAATAACAACATTTGGTCCGTCTACTACGCAGAAAATGTATATGCCGTCTTTGTCATGCTCACGGATATATAACCAGTAATCTTTGCCGTCTTTTCGTTGACTACTGCGTACTTCAAACCCTGCAACATCGCTGGCTTTAATTTTGGTTGCGCCAGTCCAGGGTAAACCTAGAAAGGTTGCTACAGCCATTTCGCTGACTGTGCCTAGCAAATCTATTTTGTAATAGTTTTTTGGGTCGGTCGGAAATGTGTCTTTGTAATGGGTTGATTCGTTAAGTCGACGCAAAGCAACTTTTTTGGCTTCCGCCATTTGTGTGTCAGTCAAAGTTATTAGCGGCATTAACCCTGAATCCTTTTAATAAGGGCGCTGGCGTCGTTTCGTGTTTCGGGTACTGGGCCTTCATAATTTAAACCCCGTAAAAACTTTAGTTGGGCTTCCGATGGTGCATTAGTCGCATTTGCGCCTAGCGCCTGTGTACGGGGCTTTTCAGGCTGTTTAACAAGCACCGCTGGGGCTACCGTGTCAGGTTGGCGGTTGCGTACTTCCTCAGCACTAGCCATTTTGTTACCAAACGACATCATTAAACCTAAACAACGCCCAAGACAAGAAGTCGAAGCGTTCATCTGTTCACTGTCCCTAGTAAAACTGGTTTTACCTGGGAACGGTTCAAAACAAGTTGCTTGTGCTGGTATCGGGTCGTCAGGTGTACGCCAAATTTGCATGGTAACAGATATGAAAGTTTTGTCGCCGATAGTAATAATTTCGGGTCGGTTTTCCATAACCCGTAGTTCAGGCCATTTCGTTAACGCTTGCTTAAAGCGTTCAGGTACATCTACATAATTTGATAAGTCCATTATTTGCCCATATCTGTTTGGTGTTGGCGCTGTGCGCTTGTCATACGGTTATGGTCTGCAATCACATTTAGCATTGCTTGACAGCGATTTATTTCGTAGTCGGTCATACCGAAAAAATCGCCTTCGACTGCACAATCTAAACAAATACCTTTTAATTCTGCCCTTAAACGAATATCGGCAGTACAAAACGGTTTATTACAAATTGCACAGTTCATTTGTAACCCCCTAGGCGAATAGCCACAATGGTGTCCTGGGTGGTCTTGGTCAGGTTGGATAGGTATACGCCGTTTTCTTCGGCAACATACGCCAATTCGACTAACGCTTTACGCAGTGCGGCTACATCTTCCGCCTGGCGTTCTATCTGCCATTGGGCGGCTTTCATAGCAATTTCAGCCTTAGCAATTGCGGCAATCATGTCGTGGGTTGTCATGTCGGGCCTTTCATTTGTCGGGTTTAATTCTACGATAACCAATAGGTGTGGCAGAGTAGCGCATACGGCGCCTGTCGCCTTCGGTGGTGTTTGCCCATATTCCTTGTAAAGCCTTTTCGGGGAAAGACACGGCGTACGCAAAACAGTTATCAAATACGGGGCAAGTGTCGCATATAGGTTTGATAGCCGTTTTGGCGGCGGCTGATTCCATGGCGTTACTAGGAAAAAATAAGGCTGTGTCAATGCCTTTGCAATTTGCTAATTGTTGCCAGTCGGGGCGGTCAACATTAAACATTTGTTAGCACATTTTCCAATGCTTCCAACCACAAGCGCCTGTTTCTGCTGTGGCGTCATATAGCAGGAAACCAAAACGCAAATTTAAGGTTGGGTCTGACATAGATTCTTCAAACGGCATTGCAAATAGTTCTTCAACCCAACGGGTGTGGATTTCATTCGCCTGTACTAAACCGTGGTCATGACCGTTAAAACTGGGGTGCAAATGGTTAACATTTAGGCACCTTGATTCTTTCCAAATAAGCCTGCCTAGTTTCTCTAAGGTTTCGGTGTTGTTAGGCCAGCCAACCGATACGGCTACTGGTAACCATTCCTGGCATTTGGTATCAGGGTCAACATAAGCCACACGGGTTGTGGGTTGTGTCGAAGTAGTAGTGCTGGTGCTGGTGGTTGTAGCCGTTAATTCTTCGGCCCTGTCCTGTAACTGTTGTGGTGACAAGTCGCCCAAGGTAATTGTTGCTGGTACTACAGCGTAGGTTTGGGGTGGTGTGTCTTTTTGGTTTATTACCGCAAAAGCGGCACAAACTAAGTAGGTAAATAGGGCTAAGCCTAAAAAGCGTTTCAGATTCATTTTGTGTCCTTCAGTCGGGGTCAGGTCGGGTTATGTCTACCGATTCGGTAGGTCTATGTCAAGCACCCATAATAGTTTTAAACGCATGGTGTACAACATCGGGGTGGTCAGCCAGCAATGGCGAAACTTCGACATGTACCCATTGGGCGCCTTTTGAACCGATCGTATTTTTGTCGTACACCTTCCAGGCGTCACGGTCACAGCGGTAGCCAGCACCCCAACCTTTGGGGTTGTTTTTGTAGGTGCCTGCATAATCGTGGATTTCTTCTATACCTAAAATGTCACGGTGAGTAAATAGGAAGTCAATTAGTTTAAAGCGTTGTTCCTGAGTACCTTTTAGGTCTACGGCTCGCCAGGTGGCATGTACCGACTTTTTTGGTGGGGTGGTGCCTACCATGTTTCGGTCGTTAAAAATGCCTATGTTGGTGACGCCGAAAAGGTAGCAACAGTAGTCCACAAAGGTTTTGGTGCCTTCCCGTTTGGCGGCATGTACAGCGTCTTTGTTTCCTGTATACGGTCGACTAGTCATCTTGTTTGTCCTTATCTTTTAGGCCATTGCTGGCAAGGATTCCTGACAGGGCGCCAGTAAGAAACAACATCATGGGTGAAAGCAAAGTCCATGCACTTTCGTCATTGGGCGAAACTTCCAATGGTTGCACAATAAAAAGCAGTCCGTAGATAAGTGAAGCAGTCGACAAAATAAAAGTTAGTGAAAGCGTTATGCCCACAATTAGAATTAGTCGTGCTTTGATTTCGCCGTTTGTTAACCGTTTCATTGGTGGCACCTGGGCGCTTCGGGTTGTTCCACACAAGTGTTACGGGTTCTGTCGCTACAACTGGTCACAACAAACATTAGGGCTATGGCAAGACCTGCGACGATGGCTAGCGTTTTCATGGTGTATCAGGGAAGTCGGCTTCGGGGCCTGCTGTCCATGTGGCTGGGAAGTCTCGTAGGGCTTGGCGGTATGTCGCCCATGCTTCACGGTCTACGGTTGCGTCTGGTAGTTGTGTC